ATAACGGGGTATGTTTGCAACGGATTAGGTGCGGTTGTGTATTCGCAAATAATCGGTGCGGTCATCTCGCTATTGATGCTTGTAGGCAATGATTGAATGATTACCTTGTTACCGCTTGCATCGTAGTAATATTGGTTTGCCGCAATTACATTTAAAACGGGCGGTGTGCTGTTGTCCCAATATGCAACGCGTTCAACCGTAACGCCCGACATATCGGGGTATTGGTTTTGCGATACTTCGGGCAAATCCAAACACACGGGCGAATTGGCTAAGTTTTCTGCGCCGTACCAAACAGTAATCTTCAATCGCTTGGCGAACGGCTAGTTCAAGTGCTTGCAAATAGCCATCTTGGGATTCATCTTGAAACAAGTTAATTTGGTTCGTGATTTCATCCAAGGTTAACCAAGGCGTAACAACATCGCGCCCAATCTGTTCAAACTTTACATAGTTAAACGGATTGCGGGTAGCCGCCCCGTAGGGCGCACCAAGTAATTGGCTATCTACTGACATCTAAGCCCCCTTTTAGGCGGCACTCATACGAACACCCGCGAACGGGTCGCGCACGGTACTAACCATTCGTTTTTCTGCGTACATAGTCACAAAGCCCGCTTGTGTTTGTTCAAACATTTGCACCGACATTTGTTCAGTATCGCCAATCGTTAAAAAGCGATTCCAGTTTGCCAAGTAAATCGGGAAATCTGTAGAAAGGTATGGGTTGGGGATAACGGGCCAACCAAACACGCGACCAACCGCCGCACCATCAGCATCGCCAATTTCCAAGAACAAAGGCAAGCCTTGGCTATCTTTCAATTGACGCAATGTTTGAATCATTGCAGGGCTAATGTGCCAAGCGGTAGATTCTAGCGACCAATACTGTGCGGGCAGAGCGTTAGCCATGTTGGTCATCTTGTTGTATGTCACCGCAACGCCGCCGTTACTAACCGTAGCGATAGTATGTATGCCATTTGTAATAGCCGTACCACTAGTACCAAAAGCGCTAGTAGCGCCGCTAGTGTAACTATCCAAACCACGCAAACCGTTAGTAGCGCCAGTTGATGTAGTTGTGCTACCCGCTTGGTCATTGTTAAGAACCATTGATTGACCTTCGAGTTGCGCAAATTCAAGCGCCAAATCTTCAACCAATGTTGCATCAAGTCCATTAACATCACTTAGCACCGCCGTTCTGATGGGCAATTGTGCGACCAATACGCGAACGGGTAATTGCCAAATAGCAGTATCGACATTAGGCGAACCGCTATTAGGCGTGAATGTGTAACCCCAAGGGTTTGTAGAATTTGCGGCGTTACCAGTCTTGGCAACGAATTGGGCATCAGAGCCGTTAACCGCGATTTGGCGTGAGCCTTGACGCAAAGGGTTTGCTTGACGCAAAGCCGCAAATGCTTCATCAAAAACAACATTACCACCAACACCCGAACCCGAACCAGTAATGGCGCTTGCTTCACGCAAATCGATATTTACTTTGCCGCCTTCGGTGATGGCCTGTTTGATTCCGTTCAAGATTTTTTCGGTGATAGACATATTGAATTCCTATTTAAAAAAAGCGGGGGATTTTCGCCCCCCGCTAATGGCAACGCAACTAATTAGGTAGCTGTGCCTGTGGAACGGTAACGCACACCCGCGAATGGATCGCGAATTGATGTTGCCAATCTTTTTTCCCCGAAAAATGTGATAAATCCGGGGGCTGTTTGGTCATAGCGGCGCATAACCATGTTCAAACGGTCAACGATTGTGTGGAAACGCGACCAATCGGCAAAGTACATTGGGTACAAGCTAGATGTACCTGCTGAACCTGTTGTGGTTTGTGATGGTGTGTCGCAATACTTGTTCACAACAACATCAAAGCCCAACAATGTGCCAACGATACCGTCAACCGACAAACCTTCGTTACGGTTGAAGATAGGTGCGCCGTTATCGTCTTTCAATGCACGAATTGCGTTCAACAAGATTGGGCTAACAACAAACTTAGCGTTTGAAGTCCAGTACTGTTGTGGCAATTGGTAGATGAAGTTAATAACATCGGTATAAGTGATGTTGTTAGCGCCAACGGTGTTTGCGTTAGTGGTCAATTGGTCATAAGTAGCAAGGCTATGCAAACCGCTTGTAGAACCAGTACCGCTAGTACCAAATGCCGCTGTAGAGCAAGTACCACCTGCGTAAGAAGCGTTCGCACCTGCGTATTGGTCAAGGCCACGCAAACCGTTAGAACCGCCGTATGGCAAAGATGTAGAACCTTGGTCATTGTTCTGAATCATTGACAAGGCTTCAGCTTGTGAAAACTCCATCAACATATCGTCAACCACATTGGCTTCCAAACCATCGATGTCATCCAATGCGGCAGTACGAATTGGGAACTGAACATTCAGGTCTTGCAAAACGATTTGCCAAATAGATGTATCTTCAGTTGTAGCCGCGCCGTTGTTCTGAATAGCATATCCCCAAGCCGCACCCGCGTTGCCAATTTTGCTCCGGAATTGGTAGCTTGAGCCATCGGTTGCTACTGTGCGTGACACGCCGCGCAGGGGATTAGCCAAACGCAAAGCGGCAAACACGGGGTCATAAGCGGTGCGACCACCTTGGTTGTTACCTGAACCTGTCAAGGCAGATGCTTCACTCAAATACGCTTGCATTTGTGATTCATCAGCAAAGATTTGCAGTTCTTTTTCTACGCGGTTGTTACCTTTGTAGAAAGTTGACAATTGTTCGCGAACATTGCGGTTCACATCGCCGCGCACGGTAGTAGCGGGCTTAACAATTGCAGGGGCTTGAATAGATGCTACTTTGGCTTCCAAAGAAGAAACCAGTTCGCTAAATTCTGCTTTAACCGCTTCAACGGCGGCGGGGATTTTTGCTTCAACGGCGGCAATGCTTTCGCTTTGCTTGGCTTCGATAGCATCCAATTTTTCAATGATTGCTGTGGACATGATTTAACCTTTAAGTTTGGTATCAAGTAATTTTAGAAGTTCTCGGGCTTCGAGAGCCGCAAGAATTTCCGCTTCGGTAGCCTCCGCATTTGAATCACTCAAAATAGGCGCAATTTCAATAGGCGTTGGCGTTGCATCACGCAATTCCAAAACTTTCTTGAATGTAGATGCGGCGGCTACCGCATCCTTTTTAGATAGCCCAACTTCACGCAAGGCTTGTTCCAAAACTTTTAAATCTGCTGTGCCATCAGGTCGGAAATATTCCAACTTGCTAACTTCAGCTTGTGGGTTGTTGGGGTACATAACTACGGATACTTCGCGCAAACCGCCTTTGGTGATTTGAAAATATGCTTCATCAGATTGGTCGGGTTCGCCTTCAGCATTTACCATTTGATATTCTTCAGCGTAAGCACCAACGGAAACACCGCCAAACATAGCGGGTGATTCTTGCATAACTTTATAAAGGTCTGAACCCATCGTAGTGTTGACATACAAGCGCCCTTCGGCTTTCATTCCTGTATCGTCAAACTCAAATGCAGTCCATTCACCAACGGGGATTGCATCCGCATCGTGATTTACAAACATTGGTAGGGGGCGACCCGATTTAGAAAAATCTTCTGCCCATTGCATGAAGCCTTCGGGTTGGTAGTTAAAGCGCCTACCATCAGCGCCTTCACGCGCACCCCAAGTAGTAACCGTAGCTTCAATTTTGCCTGTGCTTGCGCCTTGCTTTTCCAAAACTAGTTTGGCTTCGCAAACCATCATCAGGTTTTTTGTCATCGTGAATTACCTCATCAACTTTAGTTCGGTCGATGTCATATATTATTTTAGGCGGTCGCCCTCTTTTCGGGGGCGGTTCTGTATGTGGCTTGTAAGTTGCCAACGATGCTATCACAATCTTAAAAATGTGTGACACTTTATTTTTACTTGCCGATATTCATTTTTCGGGTCTGATTTCCACCACCGCCGCCCGTATCTTGGGGCGATGTTCCCGCAATGGGTTTATCTTTGCCGCCCTTATCAATCAGTTCATCAGCGCCATCGATATTCGGCATACCCAAATATTCACGGGCTTCGTTGGGGGTCATAATTCCATTTGTCACACCCGCGGTAGCAAAATTCATTTGGTCTAATGGTGCGCCCTTCAAGAAATTGCGCGTATCAAACTCAATTGACAAATTGGGGTAGCCAACAAACAAATGTTGCTTTAATTTTTGCTGAATGTTAATTAGCGTTGGGTACATTGTGGATTTATAGAATTCATCCATCATTGTTTGTGTATTGTTGTACTTTGAATCGCCAATACCAATCATTGCCGCGGGTACGCCAAACAAACCGCAAATACGCTTCATGGTTTGTTCTTTTAACTTAGCCGCGTCCGTATCTTGCAGGGTCAACATATCCAAAGGCGTGTACTTCATGCCTTGGTCAAGTAACATACCTTGGCCCGCCTTGCTTGGGTCGCTTGGCTTGCTAGAAACCATTGCCGACCATGCTTCTTTCAAACGGGCGGCAATTTCTTTGTACTTAGCATCAGGAATAACTTGTTCGCTAGTGAACATACCGCTTGGCTTCGCGCCGTTCTGCATGATGTAGTTCGCGTACAAATCAATGTCTTGGTCAAGCGATACAAGTTCTGCCGCCAAGATGCCTTTGTTGAAACCCGCAGAACCTTGCCAGTTCATTTCCTTAATGTGCATCACTTGGTTAAAGTTCAGCGGTTCATCACGGTTAAAACCATAACTTGGCGTACTCAAACGATACGATGGGTAACGCGCAGGTGTAATTGTTACGGCAATCAAAGTTGAATCAAGCAAGTACATTTCTAACGGGGTTTCCGTTGTACTTTTTTGGTCTTTTCTCCACCAAAGGGTAAACGCTTCGCCCGCCAATTCGTACCACATCAACCATTGATACCAAAATTCGTAGGTGCTTTGGAAATGGTTAGGTTGCGCTAAAAGGTTTGCCACTTGCTTGGCTTTAGCCTTGTCCCGTGCGCCTACCAATTCGGATTTAATGGCATCTACATAAGTGCCATCTTCGGCTTGGCTAACCACGCGAATAGGCAGTTGAGATAGCGCCCTTGCCTTTGCCGCAACGCAAGCAATCACGGTTGAATTGCGCGTAAGCAATGACATATCCACGGGGCGACCCGCGTTATTAGTCGCGCCTGTGGTTACATAAAGAATCTGAGTATTGACATTCGGGGCTTTATTTTGGCCCTGATAAACAATGTTGTTACCTAGCGCAGATTGACCAAATAGCACATTTGATTCATTTTTTTGGTCTTTATTGCGCTTGAAAATGTCGAAAATAGCCATGTTTTTACCCAATTTCCTGATGGTTTACCATTCAAAACTTCTAAACCCAAATGTATCAGAAACAAAAACATTGTCTAGATGGCAATGCAAAGCCATAATCATCGCAATAATTCCGTCAACCTTTGCGGATGTATCGGCTTCGTTCTTGCGAACCTTCACATTTCCATTCACATCCGTATAAACTTCGGCGTTTCCTAGTTGCCAACCAACAAAAGGGTTGCCATCGTGCATGATTCCCTTTTTCAGAATCAGTTGTTCAGCGGTTTTAGATGGGTTAGATAGAACCGCCATTCCCTGCCCAACTTTCTTTACGGGCAGTCCTTCCGCATAAAGGTTTGCCACCAATGAAGCGGCGTTGTACGGGTCATAACCAATTTCTTTCACATCGTATTTTGTGCATTGCTGTTTAATGTACGCTTCCACTTCATTCAGGTCGGTCACATTGCCTTGTGTAAGCCGCAAAATGCCGCTTTGGTGCGCCTGTTGAAAAATTGATTTGTAGTGATTCGGGATTAGGTCTAGGCTTTCAATCGGTAAGAAAAATTGAAATTCTGCAAAGAATTTTTCTTCCGCATATCGGTGCAAAGTACACACCGCGTTCAAGTCGCGGCTATATGCCAAGTCAAAAGCAATAAAGGTTGATTCGGGTTTATCTTCGGGCATGGTGCTTACGGCATCATCCCAATATCGGCGGTCAACCCATGCGCTGTTTGCCGATACATAAATGTTCAGTTGCTTGCATAGGAATTCGTTAAGGCTTGCGGGCTTGGCTTGCGCTTCCTGTGCCATGTGCCTAATGTGTTCGGCAGTAACCGACACGCCAAGCATAGGGTTTGCTTTGCCCCAAGTTTCTTCGTTAGACCATTCATCGCCCGCATCGATGGAATACAGTAAACCAAACCAACGGTAGTTATCTTCTGCCGCACCGCGTAGCACATTGCGCAAGTGGTTTAAATCTTCAAAGAACTTGGTTTCTTTGGTAAAACTTGCGGTTGTGAGATACATACGCAAAGGGTTCTTACGCGCACCCATGCCCGAATGTAAAACTTCAATTGAGCCGCGTTCCACAATCTGCGCCGCTTCATCAATCATTGCGCACGATGGGTTTTTACCGTCACCCGTCTTTCTATTCTCACGGGATAGCGCACGGTAGGTAGAAGTCGAATCGCCCGCTTTCTTCAGTTCACTACGGTAAACAACAAACTTTTGTTGAAATTCCGCAACCATGTTTTCAATGATGGCCTTAGATGAATCAAAGCAAATGCTTGCCTGTTCGCGGTTGGTTGCCAAGGTAAATACTTCAGCGCCCGCATCCCCGAACTGCAATTCGTATAAGGCAATAATTGACGCTAGGGTTGTCTTACCTGATTTCCGCGGCACAAACAAAATCACATCAGTTACCCAACGGATTGTTTTATCTTTCCTATCCCTAAACCCGTAGATAGCCGCCAAGAACAAAACTTGAAACGGTTGCAGGGTTATAGGTTTGCCCGCTTCCGCACCTTTAACATGGCGGCAGAACTTGGCAAACTTTAGGATGTGTTCGGCTTTTTCAGGTACGAATTCATAAGGCGCATCACGCCTTTCGACCATATCTAAGAAACGCTGTGCGGCTAGTTTTACATCTTCACACGCGTTAATGTCGCCAAGGGTTACACCCCTAGCATATTGAAAAGCGGGTTCAAGCAGTTGCGAATAACTCATCTACTTCGGATACCTTGTTTTTAATCTTTGGGCGACCCCTTGCCACCAACGCTAGTTCGGCAAGAATCTTTATCGCTTTGTCCATTGATTCGGTTCTTATCTTGTAATACGGGCTAGGTGCATCGCCCGCGTTGTAATGGTAAATCGCGCCATTTTCCAAAAGTCCAATGTGCGCCTGTACCAAAGTATCAACCACCAACACCAACGAACCGACTAGCAGTTCATCGGATGCAGTCAACGC